GACATTTAAGAACACATGCGAGGAAGAAAAAATTGAAACAAGAAGATATTTGTTATATTCATAAAATAGCCTATACTAAAGTAGAGGTAGAAGAACCAATTCCTTTTGCAGGCATGGTTAAATTTATAACTTATAAGTGCCCAATGTGCGATTCACCTACGGAGGTTGTTGATGTCACTAACGGATAAAAGCAAAGCAAAAGTAAAAAAGGTAGCAAAAATGTTAAAAAAAGCGTCTAATGCTCACGCTAAACAATCTAAAGTTTTGTCAAAGTTGGTAAAGAATGGCAAGAAAAAGAAAAGATCCTAAGGTTGGGACTGGTAAAAAACCTAAAAAATCTGGTAGGAGGTTATACACCGATGAAAATCCTAAAGACACTGTCAGAATTAAATATGCGACTGTGGCAGATGCTCGAGCAACTGCTGCAAAAGTCAAAAGAATTAATAAACCTTATGCTCGAAAAATTCAAATCCTTACTGTCATGGAACAAAGAGCCAAAGTTGCAGGAAAAAATGAGCAAGCTCGAATCGCAAAGAAAGCAAAACAAACCCTCAAAAATAGGAGAGAAAAAAAATGAAAAAAGACCTCGTGGGCGGCCAAAAAAAACTTGATGTAGCACCACCTTTTGGAGAGATCACTGGTGATGACTTTACAAAACTTCGTGGCAAAAGAGAAATGGCAAGTGGTGGAGCAACTAACATGGAAAACGATCCTCGTTACAAAATGTTAATGGATAAGTTAGACGCTGCTAGAGATAAAGGCGATACTGATGCAATCAGAGAAATAGAGTCCGATTTGGCTAAAGAGTTTGATGTTGGTATGATGGGCGGAGGTTCTGTAGACGATGCCATGAAATACGAAGGCGGTGGTAAGATTATGATCAAGACTGTTGAGATATCAATGAAAATTCCAGAAAAACAAAAACGAGGAACTGGAGCAGCAATGTCTGGTACAAAGTTTAGCGGCACATTCTAATATATGGCAGAACTTGTATGTAATTTACCATCTATGAGTGTTTATGTTCGAAGAGAATATTTAAGAGATCATCAAGATGGACATGGAGAATTTGTAAAAGGTGTATGGGTCACTGCTAAATCTATACCAGGGAGAGCCTTTTACTTTGAAACATTTTTACCAGATTATGGTGCATTATATGATAAACTTCCTATTAGTGCATTTTTGTCAAAACCTAAAACTCCAGAAGTAGATTTAAATCTACCAAATTTACAGTTTTGGAATTGTATGGATTATAATGTTATAGCTTGTCATAAACAATTTATAGGCTCGATGGATTATGAAATATTGACTAGGGATCATGGCACTATGCATGGATCTTACATTTGTACACTTGATAATTATCATGGACATGCTGATGTTATAGACTACACGACTAGTGAGGAACCTGCAGAACATAAGTCATTTAATTTATTGAAGTTAGATAATGGACAGTTTTGTTTGTACCCCAACAATAGGATGAGAGTATACGATAACAGTTTGACACCTAAAAAACCTAAACAACCAGACTTTAAAGTCAGTACAATTGAGTATCAAGTAGAGAATGGCTTTGAATATAGACTAGGTGATCAAGATGAATATTTTTGGAAATAATTATGGATATAGTTGACTTTTCTAAAAAATTGTACAAAAGATTAAAAGAACGTGAAGACGACATCGTCTTGACGCTGACAACTGGTGGTGTTCAAAACCACGAACACTACAAGCAGCTAGTGGGTGAGTTACAAGGACTCTCATACACTCGAGAAGAAATCAAGTCCTTGCTGGAAGGAAAATTTGAAGATGCCGAAGACATTATACGTACCTGATTATTTAAAAGAACAGTTAAAAAACAACAAACCTCAAACAGACGATCTCAAACTAAAAGAAAGACTACCCCAACCTACTGGTTGGAGACTCCTTGTTATGCCTTATAAAGGGCGTGAAACAACTGAAGGTGGAATTCATTTACCAGATGCAGTCCGACAAAGAGAAGCTTTGGCAACAGTAGTTGCCTACGTTTTGAAAGTAGGACCTCTTGCTTATAAAGATAAAGATAAATTTGGTGATGGAGAGCCTTGGTGTAAAGAAGGCGAATGGATATGCATTGGTCGATATTCTGGCTCAAGATTCAGAATTGAAGGCGGTGAAGTAAGAATTATCAATGATGATGAAGTGATAGCTACCATCGTTGATCCAGAAGACATTCAGCATATATAAGGAGAAATCATGTCTACAGTAGAAAAAAATGAAGTTAGAGAAGAAAATGTTTCACGTGAAACAATTGACGATAAACCCGTAGAAGTCGAACTTCCGCTTGGTCTTGATGAAAAGGATAAGAAATCAGAGCAAGTTACTGAAGTTAAAGAAGAAAAAAAAGAAGATGATGAAGTAACGGAATATAGTAAAAAGGTTCAAACAAGAATCAACCAGATTACTGATCGTTATAGAAAAGAACAACGTGATAAAGAAGAAGCGGTTCGTTTAGCTAAACAGTTAAAAGATCAAAACTCAAAGCTTGAGACTCAAATACAAAACTTAGATAAGGGTTACATATCTGAATATGGAACTAGGATTGAGTCCCAACTAGCGTCTGCGTCTGAAGCTTATAAAAAGGCACTTGAAGTAAATGATACTGATGCAATGGTCAAAGCTTCACAAGCAATTGCTAAAGTTACCATTGAGCAAGAAAGACATAGAATAGCTAAACAAAGACAAGAGGATCAAGATGTTTCACGTGAAACAATTCAGACTCAACCTCCTGTTCAAACACAAGCACAACCTGCACCAGAGCCAGATCCAAAAGCTAAAGCGTGGGCAGAAAAGAACATTTGGTTTGGTGAAAACGATGAAATGACGGCACTTGCTTTTGGTGTTGATAAAAAATTACAACAAGAAGGATTTGACTTAGGAAGCGATGAGTACTATTCTGAGTTAGATAAACGAATTAGGAAAAGATTTCCCGAGGAGTTTCAAGAAGAAAAAACGAGTAGTGTTAACAGAGTCGCACCCGCTGATAGCACGGCATCTCGCAGTAACAGTAAGGGACGCAGGACCGTGAAGTTAACACCATCGCAAGTACAGATGGCTAAAAGACTAAATGTTCCTCTTGAAGAATATGCTAAATATGTGAAAGAGTAGGAAATATTATGACAGATAGAACAACTCCACGATCAGACAATACACGTGCTAAGACAACACGCAGAAAACCATGGGCACCACCTAGTAGACTAGACGCTCCGAAGCCAAAAGATGGGTTTAAACATCGTTGGATCAGAACACATTTAAGAGGAGATGACGATCAAATGAACGTTCATCAAAGACTTAGAGAAGGTTATGAGCCAGTAAGAGTTGATGAATATCCCGATCAAGACTTTGCTTCAGTTGAAGAAGGAAAACATGAGGGTGTAATTGGTAATGGTGGGTTAATGCTCGCCAGAATTCCTGAGGAGACAGTTGAAGAGAGAACTGAATATTATCGGGATCAGACCCGCAATCAAATGACTGCCGTAGACTCAGACTTAATGAAGGAACAACATCCTTCCATGCCTATTGAAAATAATAGGCGGAGTCAAGTAACTTTCGGAGGTAAGAAATAATCTCTTATCTTTTAACTTAATAAGGAGCTATAAATGGCAAATGCAGATTTAAAATTTGGTCTAAAGCCAATTAATGCTATGGGGGGTACAAACCCTGGTGGCACAAATCAGTATTTCATTGCTAGTGATGCAGCAGCTATTTTCCAAGGCACTCCTGTTCAAGTCGAGTTAACTGGTGGTACAATCCAAGTACTGGGTGCTGCTACTGGAGACGCAAGGCAGATCTTAGGAGTTTTTGCTGGGTGTGAATACGTTGACAACACTACAAAGAAATTAAAATTTTCCAACACGTGGCCAGGAGATGGTTCAGCCGATACTAATTTTGATATTAAAGGCTTTGTATATGACAATCCAATGCAAAGGTATGTCATATGTTCTGATGGTACTAATACTAGCAGAGCTACTGCAAAAGTTGATATTTTCAAAACTGCTGAGTTAGAGAATGCTACAAGTGGAAACACAACAACTGGTATATCAACCGCACAGATAGACATTTCTACTGCTGAAGATTCCGATCCATCAAATCCTTTGATGATTCTTGGAATTCAAGAGGACGTAGAAAATCAAGATCATACTGCTGCTGGAATTAAGTATATCGTAAAAATCAATAATCACGTCTTCTTCAGTTCAGTTGGAGATGGTGATGCTGCTATATCATAAGGAGGCTTAACTATGGCAATTTCAAGAGCACAACTCGCCAAAGAATTAGAGCCTGGCTTAAATGCCCTCTTTGGTATGGAATTCGGCAGGTATGAAAATCAACATGCTGAAATTTTTACAACTGAATCTTCAGATAGATCTTTTGAAGAAGAAGTAATGCTTTCTGGTTTTGGTGCAGCACCAGTGAAACAAGAAGGTTCTGGAGTATCATTTGATGATGCCAACGAATCATTCACTGCTCGCTACAATCATGAAACTATTGCTTTAGCTTTCTCAATCACTGAAGAAGCAGTAGAGGACAACTTGTATGACAGATTGTCTTCAAGATATACACGTGCATTAGCAAGATCAATGGCACATACAAAGCAAGTTAAGGCAGCTTCTGTTCTTAATAATGCTTTTGATAGTTCAGTTACTGGTGGTGACGGAGTTGAGTTATGTTCAACTGCACACCCAATTATAACTGGTGGTACTTTTGCTAATGAGCCATCAACAGATGCGGACCTTAACGAAACATCTTTAGAAGATGCTTTGATAAGTATTGCAGGTTTTGTTGATGAAAGAGGTCTTAAAATTGCATTGACTGGTAGAAAGTTAGTTATACCACGTCAACTACAATTTGTAGCTGAAAGGCTAATGGCATCTAATTTGAGAACTGCAACAGCAGACAATGACATTAACGCAATTAGATCAACTGGAATGCTTCCAGAAGGTTACACAGTTAATGACTTTTTGACTGACACAGATGCATTTTTCATCTTAACAGATACTCCAAGAGGCTTTATGCATTTTGAGAGAACACCATTAGCTACTCAAATGGAAGCAGATTTTGATACTGGCAATATGAGATTTAAGGCCAGAGAAAGATACAGTTTTGGATTTTCCGATCCAAGATGTGTCTTTGGATCAAAGGGTGCATAATTAGAAATCCCTCATCGGATGAAAAGAGCGGCTTTACAGTCGCTCTTTTTTTATGTTATAGTTTTAATACCTTGACGAGGAATCAACCTCGACATTTGCCACGACAAGGAGATTTAAATGGCTAATACAACTTTTTCGGGTCCAGTCCGTTCTGAGGGTGGATTTAACGTAATAAATAAAAGTACAACAACTGGTGCAGTTACAGAAACTGGTTTTTCAATAAATTCAACTGGACAACTTATTTCTTTAGGAACAAGAAAGATTCAAACATTTGCAGTGAGTTTAGCAGGTACAAATGCAGCATCTGTTACTTATGGAGACAATGATGTTCTTGTTGAGATTGGAGAACTAAATACTGACCATCCAGATGCTTTAGTAACTGCGAGTAAATTTTTCATTCACAAAATAGTCCTTGGGATAACAACTCCTGCTGCAAGTGATGCACAATCTTTAGCAAACCTACAGTTAAGTGCTACATCAGGTACTGCAACTAATACTGCTATATCCTCTGGTACAGAGATTGTTGGTGCGGGTGTAACATCATTTAATCCAAGAATATCAGCAACAGATTCAGTAACAGAAGTTGATATTGATTTAGATGCAAGTGCTGGTACATTTCATGTGTTTGAACCAAATCTTAATGCAGCGATAGCTAGTAAACATTTATACATGGGTGCTGGTGCTGCTTGTGATGCTGCTTTAACTGCTTTCCGTGGTACACTTGAAATAGAATATTCCGTTTATTAATAGGAGAGTGATATGGCAGGTCGTTCAGACGTACGAGCACTCACAGTTAGTGATGAAAATGCAGCAAGCACCACAAGAATAGCTGTTGCAGCTAGACCAACGGGAGCTTTCACTTTAGCTAACACTACTCATGCAAGTGGGGCAGGAAGAAATGTTACAGTTACAACGGCAGGAACTGGCGATAATGCAAAAACAGTTACTGTTGTTGGAACAGATGTTTTTGGAAATGCTCTAACTGAAATCATCACTTCTACTAGTTCTGCTGAAACAGTGGCGGGGACTAGTATATTTTTGTCAATAACTTCAGCTACGTGTTCAGCACAATATGCAGCAAACGTTTCTGTTGGTTCTGGATCTTTGTGTGGACAAGCTATTTTTGGTGGAAGAACAAGACTCAAAGGTTTCTCTGTAACATCTGGAGGAACCGCAGGTGATGTTGAATTTTTTGATGGCTCACCAGAAGATGGAACAGCTTTGTTTAAATCAAGAACTATAGGCACTGCTAATACTGTGATTGATAGAAATATACCAGATGAAGGTGTACTGTTTGCAAGTGGAATGTCTGTAAAATATACAGTTGATGTTTCAGATATGATGACTTTCTTCTTTGCATAGGAGAAGTAATGTCTAGAAAAAAAGACAAACAACCACCTAAAACTAAAAAGTATTTCCGCCCTACTAAAAAAGGGGCGGGAATGACTAAAGAGGGTGTTGCTAAATATAGAAGAGACAACCCTGGTAGTAAGTTAAAAACTGCGGTTACTGGTAAAGTTAAACCTGGTAGCAAAGCTGCAAAAAGACGTAAATCATTTTGTGCAAGATCCGCAGGTCAAATGAAGAAGTTTCCAAAGGCTGCTAAAAATCCAAACAGTCGATTGAGACAAGCAAGAAGAAGATGGAAATGTTAAATGCCTAGAGGAAGACCAAAAAAACTGACCGCAGAACAAGTTATGGCCGAGTTAGCTAGACATGAAAAAGAATGCGGTTTTAGATATACCAGATTAGAAGAAAAACTAGAGGATAATAAGGCTAGTCTCAAAGGTCTTGATATGAGACTTTGGGGATTAGGTGTGTTAATAATAGGTGCTGCAATAGCTGAGAATTTTGTACAATGACCATGTCTCGTGGTAGTATGAGTAAACAAATTACGAATCCACCTAGAAAGAAAAAATGGAGTGCCAAGAGGAAGACAAAGATCAATTGCAAACGACCTAAAGGATTTTCTGAGAGAGCACATTGTGCCTCTAAAAAAAGGAGAGGTAATAAAAGGTAGTCCAGTTAAATTATGCCTTGAGTGTGGAAGAAAAAAATGGACTTGTAAGTGCCACAAAATAAGGAGTAAGTAATGCCAAAAGACGCATGTTATCATAAAGTTAAAGCTCGCTACAAAGTTTTTCCCTCAGCGTATGCCTCAGGAGCTATTGCAAAATGTCGCAAGGTTGGTGCTGCAAACTATGGCACTGGCGGTAAAAAGAAAAAAACCAAGAAAAAAGCAGAAGGCGGTGCAGTTAAGTTTGGTTCTGGTGGAAGTCCTAAATTTGAAGAGGTAGGCAGTCCAAGGTATAATATGAAAGATTTAGAAAAAGCAGTAAGAGAACTATATTACGAAAAAAAACTACCTCCAAAACCAAATTTTACTGTTGATTCAAAAGGAAATGCTACAAAAAATTTTAGAAATGGCGGATCCACTAAACAAAAACGTAAAAGACCATCAAAAAACCCAAACATTGCAAAAGGTTGTGGTGTCGTTATGAATAATAGAAGAAAAGAAACGTTTTACGGATAATGGCAGTTAGAAAAACAAAAGCTGGTCTAGCACTTAAACGATGGTTCAAAGAAGATTGGAAAGATCAAAGAACTGGTAAAAAGTGTGGAAGACAAAAGGGTGAAAAAAGAGGTACACCTTATTGTAGACCAACAAAACGTATTTCTAAGAAAACACCAAAAACTGCATCAGAGATGACAGCCACTGAAAAACGTAGTAGGATAGCACAGAAGAAAAGATTAGGTCAGCCTAAAGGTGCTCCAAGAAGAGTTAAATCGCTTAAAAGAAGGAAAAAATAATGCCTGATACAACAAAACAAACTATGACTAGTCTTAGAAAACAAATAGCTGATAAAATGAAAAATGAAAATATTCTAACTAGAAAAATTTCAAAATTAGAAGATAAAATAATACAACTTCAAGGATCAAGTCCCCCTACTGTTAAGAAAAGATTTGGTGGTGCTTTAAATAAAAAAACTGAGTTAAACAAAGCAATCCAAAAGGTAAAAAACAAAACAAAGCCAAAAACAAAAGGCAAACTTAATCCTAGTCTTCAAGCCTTCTTGAATAAGAAAAAGAAAAAAATGAACAGTAAAAAGAAAATGGGTTAAGATATGACAACATCCAGTTCAAGAGATTTTAATTTAGATGTAGCAGAAGCTATTGAAGAAGCATATGAGCGTTGTGGTCTAGAGATGAGAACTGGATATGATGCAAAGACTGCACGTAGATCTTTGAATATTATGTTTTCTGAGTGGGCAAACAGAGGTTTAAATCTTTGGACTGTTGAACAAGCGACACAATCCTTAACATCTGGGACTGCATCATATCAGTTTACTGCTGATTATACTGATCTGCTCGAGGTAGTTATAAGAAGAAGCAATACTGATTTTTCCTTATCAAGAATGTCTCGAGGCGATTATTTAAACCTTCCAAACAAGTCTCAGAGCGGAAGACCTAGTCAATACTATTTTGACAGAAAGATAACACCTTCTCTTATTCTTTGGCCAACTCCAGATTCTAGTTCAGACAGTTTGGTTTATTACTATGTCCGTAGAATACAAGATGCAGATACTTTACAAAACACTAGCGATATTCCTTTTCGTTTTTTACCTTGTTTAGTTGCAGGACTTGCTTACTATATATCTATGAAAAGAGCACCCGATAGAATACAGATATTAAAGAGTGTTTATGAAGAAGAATTTCAAAGAGCAAGTGATGAAGATGAAGATAGAGTACCACTTAAACTTACACCAGATATTAAATACTTGAGGGTCTGATGGCTAGATTCGCTAGTAACAAAAATGCATTTGGATATTCAGAACGTTCTGGGTTTCGTTATAAACTTAAAGATATGAGAAAAGAATGGAATGGTTTAACTGTTGGCTATGATGAGTATGACTCTAAACATCCTCAACTTGATCCTATCCGTGTAGGTCCCGATCCACAAGCTTTGAGAAATCCTAAACCTAGAGTAGAGTTTATTAATGAAAAAATAGAAATACCAATATTTGATTTAAATACATTGGTTTTTAATGCTACTCCAAGAGCAAAAGGTGAAGTAGGCACTGTAACAGTGAGTGTATCATGAGTTTTACTTTAACAACATTAACTGCATCTATTCAAGAATGGACTCAAAATGATGAGTCAACGTTTGTTGCTGAAATACCTTTTTTTATAACAAATGCAGAGGAAAGAATATTTAAATCAGTTGATTTAGATTATTTCAGAAAAAATGTAACTGGAACATTAACTAGTGGTAATAAGTTTTTGGAAAAACCATCTGATTATTTGGCAACTCATTCTTTATCTTATGTTGACTCAAGCAGTAATAACGTCTTTCTTTTACAAAAAGATGTTAACTTTTTACAAGAATATTCACCGAATCCTTCTACAACTGGCTTACCTATTTACTATGCACAGTTTGATGTTGATACTTTTATTGTAGCTCCTACACCAAGCAGTAGTTTTTCGGTTGAATTACATTATTTTTATAGGCCAGCATCTTTAACTACTGATAATTCTGGCACAACTTGGATAAGTACAAATGCATCTGATGCTTTGTTGTACGCTTCATTAGTTGAGGCGTATACGTTTATGAAAGGGGAAAACGACTTGATCCAACTTTATACATCTAGATATGTAGAATGTCTTGCACGATTGAAAAATTATGCAGAGGGTAGAAATTACTCAGATAGTTATAGAGATGGGTTAGTTAGACAACCAAGATCTTAATGAAATTAAAAAACAAAAATATAGCTATTGTTGGACTTGGCAATAGTTTTTCAGAATATATATTAGCTAAAATTAGAAGCGAAAAATTTGACGAAGTTTGGGCGATAAACTCTATGTCTGGAGTCATTTATCACGATAAATGTTTTATGATGGACCCACCTTCAAGATTTCTTGACACGCCTAATGCTGGAAAGCAGACTAATATAATGGCAGATAGATTAAAAACAAAAATCAACGTTCCAATTTTTTCATGTGTTTTAGACAAAAGATGTCCAGATGTTGTAGAATATCCATTACAAAATGTTTTACAGAAAACTAAATATGCTTATTTAAACAATACTGTTGCTTATGCACTTGCTTATGCAATAGCAGAAGAAGTATCGGATTTGCATTTGTATGGTATAGATTTTACACACAAAGCAATCAATTTTGCAGAAGCGGGTAGAGCGTGTTGTGAGTTTTGGTTAGCTATAGCGGTGTCTAAAGGAATAAAACTTCACATAGCAAACAGTTCTTCCTTGTTAGATACTAATGTTTCAGAAGATCAAAAACTTTATGGTTATCATAGATTGGATGATCCTTTGGTTTCTACAACTACACAAGGTGAAATGTTAATTACTAAAAAATCAAAACTAGAACCTCCAGAACCTTTAGATGCAACGCCTAATTTAATTGGTAGAGAGGATATACCTGGAGTAACTTACGAGGAGAAAAAAAATGTTTGATTTAGGTTCAGGGACAGTAGGAAGTGTAAATGTTCATACCTCACATCAAGGAGGATTAACAAATGAACAAATAGCAGATTTAGCAGTAGATAAGATAGCTAGTATTTCAGATCAAGCTCCTCCTCATGTCCGACAACAAGCCAAAATATTTAAGGAACATTTAAAAAATGTGTTGTATCATTATATATTATTGGCAAGAAGAGAAGAGCGTGGTACTATCATTCAAGCCTTACGATCAAATGGTCAAAAGGACACGGCTGAATATATAAGGAGACTCTAATATGGCTATAGCACAAGCAATGTGTACTTCCTTCAAAAAAGAGTTATTAGAAGGTGTACACAATTTTAAAAACTCAGGTGGTAATGATTTTAAATTAGCACTTTTTGCAGAAGGCACTGGTGCAAAATCAAGTACAACTGCAACATTAGGAGCTACAACAACTGCATTGGTTACAACTGGTGAAGTTACTTCTAGTGGCACATATGTAACTGGAGGTTTGGTTTTAACAAGAGTAGACCCAACTACATCAAGTACAACTGCATTTACGGATTTTAATGATTTAAGTTTCACAACTGCATCAATTACTGCAATGGGAGCTTTAATTTATAATAGTTCTGCTTCTAACAAAGCAGTATGTGTTTTAGATTTTACATCTAATAAGACATCTACGTCTGGAACTTTTACAATTCAGTTTCCAACTGCTGATGCAAGTAATGCGATTATAAGGATAGCCTAAATTGTCAAATACTACCTTACAAGGTTGGGGTAGAGGTACATGGGGTCAAGGTCCTTGGAATGAACATATCAATGTTATAATTGATAGCACTAGTCCTGTACAAATACTTGGAACAACTGCTTTAGGGACTCCTGATGGCATACCTGGTGTAAACGTAGCAGTAACAGGTTTATCTGCAACTACTGCTATAAGTCAAACTGGTGCAAGTACAGTTACATATACTGTTACTGTTGTTTCTGGCAATCCCTCAAATCATCCATATTATAATCAAGGATCTACTAACAAGTACGCTATTGGTGGATCAACAGCATCAGCAGATGTTAACTTAACTTTGTATGAGGGCAACACTTATAGGTTTGATCAAAGTGATAGTAGTAATGATGGTCATCCACTTAGAATTTATCAAACGGCAGACAAAAGCCTAGGTGAGTACACCACTGGAGTGACCACTAATGGTACGCCAGGACAAGCGGGAGCTTACACAGAAATTACTGTGGCAGATGGTGCACCTAGATTGTTTTACCAATGTAGTAATCATGCTTTCATGGGTGCGACAATAACCACTCATGGAATACCGAACATAGATGCTGCAACTGGAGCACCTGTTTCTGCTAACACTCCAGTAAGCATTGCAATGACAACTGCTTTAGGTAATGAAACTATTGTTACTGCAATTGAAATTGCACCTCCTGATTACAATAATAGGTTGTCCGCTTTACAATCATCAATTAATGATGTTGTCATAATACCTCAATGTGTGGTATCGTTAACGGGTGTTAGTGCTACTGGTAGCACGGGAGAAGAATTAGTATATAGTTTAATAGTACCAAATCAAACAGCTAACTGGCAAGAGGTGGCATAATGGCAAGTACATTTGTAAATAATTTAAGACTCGAAGAAATGAATACTGGCGAGCAGTCAGGACAATGGGGTACTAAAACTAACACAAACTTAGAACTTATAGGTGAGGCATTAGGGTTTGGCACGGAAGCCATAACAACAAACGCAGATACTCATGCAACCACTGTTGCAGACGCTACTAGTGATGCTGGTAGAGCAATATATATAATATACACTGGAACATTAGATTCTTCTTGTACTATTACTATTGGTCCAGACAATTTAAAAAGAGTTCATATAATAAAAAATGGCACAAGTGGATCACAAGACATACTTATAAAACAAGGATCTGGTGGTGGTGCAGCAGTTACTATACCAAATGGAGACACAAAAGTTGTTTCTTTAGATGGAAATGGATCTGGAGCGATAGTCACAGATGTATTTGCATCTCTACAAGTAGGAAACTTAAAAGCTACTGGTGCTATTACTTCTACAGGAAGAATAGTTTCAGATGATACGACTGCGGCAACAAGCACAACTGATGGTTCATTACAAACCGATGGTGGTTTAAGTGTAGCGGCAGATGCTATAATTGGAGATGATTTAAAATTACTATCAGACTCTGCTGTTCTTTCATTAGGTTTGGGTAGTGATGCTACTCTCACACATGATGGAACAACTGGTTTAACAATAGCAGCAACACCAATATCAGTTGATTCCACTGGAGAATTACATTTAAATTCCACAACTGGTGATATTAAATTACAAGATGGTGGAGTTGACCAAATAGCATTTGATTTAGATGGCACTGCTGGAGAGGTAATAATGAAACCAGCAGTTAACTCTGATGATTTAGTTATATCACAGTTTGATGGTACAGAGGTTGTTCGCATAGAAGATGATGCAAGTTTAGGATTAGTTGGCAACAAACTTAACATAGCAAACTCATCTAGTGATGTCGTTATCAAACCTCTTACAGATGCTAAAGATATAATATTTCAACAGTTTGATGGCACAGCAGTTATGACTGTAGAGGATAATGTTTCTCTTGCAATCAATAATGACATAACAGTAGCTGGAAGAGCATCAGGTCATGTTGTAGATAATAGCAACAGTTTTACATTTGATTTATCTACTGGCAATGATTTTAAAACAACATCAAATACTGGATCTACTATTACATTTTCTAATGTCACTGCTGGTCAATCTGGAAACATCATGTTAGTAAATGGTGGTAATCATGCTATTGTTGGACATGATGCAGTAGCAATAAATGCAAGTGTTTTAACTACAATAAGTGCAACAGGCACTTATCACTTAGCTTATTTTGTAACTGCCGCAAGTGGTGATAATACAATATTAGTTTCAGCATCGGCAATATTAACATAAGGTCTATTTATGAGTATAATAAAGGCAAATGGTGCAGGAGATCAAAGTACAGGATTTTATAATAATGTTGGAATGAGATCACTAAGAGGTGGACCAGTTAATGGAAGTTCATTTCTATCTCAAACATTTAGTGCTGGAACTTCAACTGGTAGTGGTGATACTTGTACTCTTTCATGTTGGGTGAAAAGAGTTGATGTGCCTAATACTGGTTATAATCAATATATTTTTACTGCAGGAGCAGCAAGTGATGCTTTTACATTATGGTTTTCAGCAGCAAGTGACCAATTAATATTTCGTAGAAATAATGGTGCAGTTACCATAACCACCTCAAGATACTTTCGTGATCCTACTGCTTGGTTTAATATTGTTCTTAGAATAAAAACATCAGAATCATCAGATGATGACAAATATCAAATATGGATAAATGGTCTTCGTGAAACTGTCACTCGTTCAGGAACTCCTGTTACTACATTTTTAGGTGTGAATAGTCAAATTCATAATGTGCTTAAATACCCAAATGGATCATCATATGGAAATATGTATTTATCAGATATGAACTTTGTTGATGGCTTGGCTTTAGATGCAAGTTATTTTGGTGAATTTAAAAAAGATATTTGGATAGCTAAAAATCCAAATGTAAGTAATTATGGTACAAATGGATTTAGATTTAAGTTTGATAAAACTGGACTTGGCACAGGTTCAGCTTCAACAATTGGTGCAGATAGTAGTGGAAAAAATAATCATTTTGATTCTAGTGGTATAGTCGCATCTGATTGTGCCATGATTGATACTCCAGAAAATAATTTTTGCACGATGAACCCTCTTGAGAAAGGCTCTAACTCTTCATTTTTTTCATCTAAAGGCAGTCTTAGAATGAAACAAACTGCTGATGATGTAACTTGTAGTACATTTGCTTTTGATATAGCAACAAGTAAATTGTATGCAGAGTTTCTTATAGTTACTAGTCCTGGTGCATCAACAGGATTCGGCATTACTGTAGCGAATGTAGCATCATCTATAAGTGATGTATCAGGAGCAAATGCAGGAAACTACCATTTTAATGCTTATGGACAACATAGGCATACTAGCTATTCATCAGGCTATGGTGCTTCAGTTACTACAGGAGATGTTGTTGGCATAAGAATTGATGAAGGTTCAGTATATTTTTATAAAAATGGTACAATACTTAATTCTTCAGCAGCTTTTAGTAGTTTAACTGGAGAGTTCTTTTTTTCTATTGCTGAATACTCTGGTACAAATGTTGAAGTTCATGCAAATTTTGGACAAGACTTTACATTTAGTGGCTACATGGATAGTAGCACAACAGCGAAAACTCCATCTAATTCAGGCAATGGAACTTTAGATGACAATAATGTAGGTAGGTTTTTTAACGCACCTCCTTCAGGTCATGTAGCACTTTGTGCAGAAAATTTACCAGAACCAGTTATAGGCCCAAACTCAGATACTAAAGCATCAGATCATTTTGATGTTCTTCTTTGGGATGGAAATGGTAGTAATAAAACTGTAACTGGTGCAGCTTTTAAAGGGGACTGGTTATGGTCTAAAGATTTAACTGGAACTGAAAATCATGTTTGGATAGATACAAGTAGAGGTTTAACAAAACGACTAACCACAAATTCTAGTGCTGGAGACACAAATGATACTAATGCTACCTTTACATCTTTTAATGCACCATCTTCAAGTGGAGCAACAGATGGAGGCTTTACTTTAACTCAATATCACGATCAAAACGTAAGTAGTTCTAGTAATGTTGGTTGGCTATGGAAAGCAAATGGTGGAACAACATCTACAAATGATGCAAGTTCAACAGGTGTGGGAGCTACAGATAGCGTAATACAAGCAAATACAATTGCTGGGTTTAGTATAGTTACATATACTGGCACTGGCTCAACAACAACTATAAAACATGGTTTACAGGTTAATGGTGTAGCAGCAGTACCAGAAGTTATGATTATTAAAAACAGAGATGCCAGTCATAGTTGGGCAGGGTTTTATCATCATTTAATGGCTGGTTCGGCAGCAGCATCTGCTACTGATTATTTAAGTTTGGATGGTGCAAGTAATCTAGTTGATGATGCAACAATGTGGGCTGATACCCCACCTACAGATACAGTTTTTACTGTAGGGAGTGCAAGTAATACTGGGTCATCTGATGCTTTCGTTGGTTATTTCTTTAAAGGTATAGATGGTTATAGTAAGTTTGGTACTTATGTGGCTGATGCTTCAATAGGACCCTTTGTTTTTTTAGGATTTCGCCCGTCTTTCATAATTATAAAAAACACAAGTAACGGCAACAATTGGACTATATTGGATGACACTAGGTTTGGTGTAGGCACAACACAAAGACCAAATCCAATACTTTCACATTTAGCTGTTAATACGACAAGTGCTGAATTTGATAGTGACAGTTATCCACTATGTGATTTTACAGCAGGTGGATTTAGAATTAGGTTAGGTGGCACAGGTTCAACTTTAGCACAAAATGTAAATAGAGCTAATGGAGATATATATATTTATTTGGCATTTGCCCATTCACCTTTTAAATACTCAAACGCCTTTTAGGAGAAAATATTATGCCCTGGAAACACAATGGTAGAACCATAGAAATAGGAAAAGCATGGATTAGTGATGATAACTATAAATATCCTAATCAATGGAATACATTAACAGATGAACAAAAAAAATCTGCTGGTTTAGTTTGGGAAGATGATCCAACACCACAACCATACTTTGACTCTTTTTATTATTATGGGTGGAACTCTGATGGAGATGCTTTATTACCAAAGCCACTTGCTGATTTAAAGATATTAAAAATAGATGAAGCTAAAAAAACATCTGCAAGTCTACTTCAAGATACAGATTGGTATGTAACTCGTAAATCAGAAACAGATGTTGCTATACCAAGTGGAATAAGTGCATACAGAACAGCAGTAAGAACTGTTTATACTGCACTTAAAACTGCTATTAACAATGCCTCTGATATTGATTCTTTAATAGCTTGTTATGGATCAATAGCAGGTGCATCAATAACAGATAAAACAATAGATGCTACTTCATCAAGTGTTGTAAGTACGTCAGATAATACTATTACAAGTAATGGTCATGGTTTTGTAAATGATGAGCAAGTTAATTACAATGCTGGATTAAACTCAAGTGATGCAGAAGCAGCGGTTATAGGTGGATTAGTAAATAACACAACATATTATGTAATATCAACTGCCACAAACACATTTAAATTATCAGAAAGTCATAGTAATTGTGGTGATGCGGCAGTTGTTTCACTTACAGGATTATCTAGTGATGGCACAAAACAGACATTTACATCACAAGGTAAACCCAATGTAGGACAAACATTTCCTAATTTTAATATGCCTAAATATTCTGCGTAAAGGTGTTAAATGCCTATAACAAAATTACAATTCAGACCTGGCATAAATAAGGAAACAACTTCTTATTCAAATAAAGGTGGTTGGAATGATTGTGATCTTGTTCGATTTCGTTTTGGATACCCAGAAAAATTAGGTGGTTGGGAAAAGTATTCTATAAATACTTTTTTAGGTTCTTCCAGATCCCTTCACGCTTGGGCAAATTTACAAGGCAACAAATACTTAGGAATAGGAACTGAAATAAAGTTTTATATAGAAGAGTCACAAGGTTACACCGATATAACTCCTCTTAGACGTAAAGTTGTAAGTGGAGTCACTGTATTTGATATAAATGGTTTAGAAGTAACTTCCTTAGTTTCTGGTGTAGCAGGAACCACGGGTATTGGTGCTCCAGAGACGGATGATGCCGGTAATCCTACATTCATATCTGCCTCTGGAGGTTCTGATGTAAGTGCACAATATCCTGTAAAGTCAATTAATCCAGAAAATAATTTAAGAATATTAGGAACAACTTCTGTTGGAACAGTTACAGTAGAAACAGTACAAAGACCAGTACAGGCAAACATTTTTGCTACAGGTCAAGTTGGTACAGTAACAGTAGAAGACACTAGGAATGAAACAATTCAAGTAGGTTAAAATGGCAATAACTTTTACATCTGCAACTGATAGCAATAGTGTTACTGTTAATGACACTGACCACGGATCTTTAGTAGGAGATTTTGTAACATTTACTAATGTAAGTACGGGTAATTCTTCTTTGAATACTCAACTAAATAATGAGTTTTCTATAACATCTATAACTAATGACAATAGTTATGTCATAACTATTCCAAATGATTCTGACGGAGCCACTGTAAATGCTGCTGCTGCTTTGTCCAGTGCAGGTTCGGCTGATGCAGAATATCAACTTAACGTAGGTATTAACACAGTTGTGCCAGGAGATGGATGGGGTGCTGGAACTTGGGGTGCAGATGGATGGGGTTCTGCGTCAGCGGAAGATTTTGCTGGTGGTGGCAGTATGCGTCTATGGTCACAAGATAATTTTGGTGAAGATTTAATATTTAATCAAAAAGATGCTTTCGTTTTTTACTGGGACAAAACTTTAGGAACAAGTGTAAGGGCAAAAAATTTAATCGAATTAGCTGATGCTGCACCAATAAGATCTCGTAAAGTTATTGTTTCAGAAAGAGATCGTCATGTAATTTGTTTTGGTGCAAATCCAATAGGTGAAACAGTGCAAGACAGATTACTTATTCGTTTTAGTTCACAAGAAAACCCTTTTTTGTGGACACCTTCTGCTAGAAATACTGCGGGCGATTTAAGAATTGGTTCTGGTTCTGAAATTGTTACTGCCGTAAAAACAAGACGAGAGATGATTGTTTTAACGGATTCTTCTGTACATAGTATGCAGTTTATAGGACCTCCATTTACATTTGGTATTTCACAACTTGCAAGTGCCATAACTGTTAGAGGATTTAATAGTGCTGTTGCAATTGGTGATGCTGTTATGTGGATGGGATATGATCGTTTTTACATCTATGATGGTCGTGTTCAAGTAATTCCTTGTTCCGTCAGAGATCATGTATTTAGAGATTTTAACGAAACACAATCAGATAAAGTTTACGCTGGAATAAATTCAGCTTTTGGTGAGGTGTTTTGGTTTTATCCATCTGCAACTAATTCTGGTGCAAATGGTGGAACTGATGAAAATGATAGATATGTTGTATACAATTACGATCAAAAGATTTGGTATGTTGGATCGTTAGCAAGAACATCATGGGTAGATAGGGGTGTATATCAATATCCAATGGCTACAGATTCTAATCTCGTATATAATCATGAAAAAGGCAATGATAATGATGGCACTGCGTTTACATCATTTATTGAATCAAGTCCTATTGATATACAAGATGGCGATCAATTTGTTTTTATTAGAAGAATGATACCTGACGTAAGTTTTGATAATAGCGATGCTACTATTAGCAATGATAATAAACAAGCAGTGTTTTCATTAAAAGCACAAAGAAGTCCCGCTGGAGGTTTTATCAAAACATCAACAAACGCAGTATCATCCACCACAGAACTTAATCACTTGCGATTACGTGGAAGGTCTTTTGGTCTTAGAGTAGAAAGCACAACACAAGGTGTGAACTGGAGGTTTGGCACACCAAGAGTCGATATAAGATTGGATGGAGATAGATGAGTAGACAATTAGTACCACCAAATTTTTCATTACCACCAGATGAATATGATGTTCAATATTTTAATGAAATGGTAAGAAGTTTAAGTCAACTTGTGGTACAATTACAAAACCCTGGAGAACTTCGTGGCACTAAGATTACTTTGACGGATTTGCCTACAAGTGATACAGATTTAGAGGTGGGTGCTTTGTTTAATGATAATGGAACTATAAAAGTTAAAACATGATGCAAGCTGGTATAAGTAGTTTATTAAATTTTAATGATCCCAATACGGGTATGGGTTATAGTTCAATAGAAGAACTAGAAAATGCAATCATGGCCAAAAAGAATCCACCAACAAATAGTGGTGGTATTCGAGCGTTGATGGCGGGTGGATCTCCAGAATTTGGAGGTGTATTAAAGGGTCCTGGAACTGGGACCTCGGACAGTATACCAGGGATGATATATCAAGATGGTAAGCCAGTGCAACGTGCAGCGTTGTCAAACAATGAATTTGTTTTTACAGAAAGAGCTGTAAAGGGTGCGGGTAATGGAAATATAGACAAAGGTATAGCAACCATGTATGATTTAATGGACAAGTTTGAAGGAATGGCATAATGGCAGTATCAACAGTTAGAAACGAAACCATATTACCAGAAAATCAACAAAAATTCATTGATGATTTATTAGCTGATACACGTACTGTAGCAACACAACCCGTTGAGTTTCCAGAAATACAAATTGCGGGTATGACTCCTTTACAAAGAGCAGCTATTCAACGTGGTGCTGCGGGTATAGGTAATTTTCAAAACTTATTGCAAAGTGGAGCCGATGCCGTGGGCATGGGTCTTTCGGCCTTAACACCTCAAGGAAGTCAAGCTTATATGAATCCTTTCGTTGATCAAGTAATTGATCAAAATTTGGCAGATATACAAAGACAAGGCGATATTGAAAGACAAAGAATAGGTGGTTCTGCAATTAAAAGTGGTGCATTTGGTGGATCAAGACAAGCTATTGCAGAACAAGAATTACAAAGAAATTTATCTGATACATTTGCAAGACAATCTGCGGGTTTACGAGCACAAGCTTTTGAGTCAGCACAAGACAGAGCACAGAAAGCATCTGAGTTATTTACAAAAGCGGGTATAGCAACTGCGGGTCTTGGTGAAGCACAACAAGGGGCACAAATGAGAGATGTTCAGTTACTATCATCGTTGGGCGGACAAGAACAAGCACAACAACAAAGTGAATTAGATGCTTTGAGAGCTACATCTACACAAAGACAGTTTGAGCCATATCAAAGATTGTCATTTATGTCAGATATATTTAGAGGTGTGCCATCAACTGCGACTACATTATCTTCAACCACGGCCCCCGATCCAAGTAGAGTCTCACAAATAGCGGGTATTGGTGGTGGAATTGCTAGTCTTCTTGGTGCCTTTGGTGGTGGAGGCGGTGGAGGCCTCGGTAGTATTCTAGGTGGTTTATTTAAATGAGTTTTATGAATCGTAAAATGTTTAATCGTAATGCTCGTAATAAGCTTAACACTATGGGTGGTATTGCTAGTTTTCAAATGGGTGGCCCTACTCCTACTAGAAATCCAAATTTATACAGTAGAAGTTTTTATATAAATCCAAAAGATACTAGTGCTGATATACAAAGTTCAAATATGAACTATCTACAAAAAATAGCTGCTCAAGCAAAAAATCAAGGTATGGGATCTCTTAGTGCTATTGATAAAATTAATTTAAACATGGCCATGGGGCAGTATGCTGGTAGTCAAACATTACCTGGATTAAAACAAAATTTAAAAGGTAGTATGTTAGAACCTTTTGTCAATGCTGCGACAGAAAGTGTGGGTGCCTTTGGCCCTGGTACATTAGGTGGTATAAGTAGTATTTTATTTTCTGGCGACCCTAAAACAAAGGGTTTTTCTGGTAGAGTTGCAAGAATCCAACCTAATCAAGAGTTTTTAAAAAGTATTGGTCTTGAATCATTACCAACTTCATCAGAGGCTTTAGATGAAGAAATGGCAATGACGGGAACTCCTCCTGGTCAAATTATAACAAACAAACCACCAATAGCAGGTGGACCTACTTATCAAGATCCAACGTTAGTAGATCCTAGTGATCCCGCAGTAATTGACAGAATACAGTCAGGCATTGATGTAAGAGACATGAGTAAAAATTTACAAGATGGACAAGGTGTAAGATTCAATGAAAAGACTCGCAAATATGAGGCTGACCCTAGATTTGTTGATCCTTCAGTTGCTGAAGAAGAAAAAGGCATAGCAGGCGAGTTAGCAAAAGGAGATATAACTGAAAAGAAAGATTTATCTCCTGGTAGATTGCAAGCTGAGTTTGGATCACCACTTGGTAAAAAACAAATTATTAAACCAGATCCTAAGGTGGTTGCTCCAACTACTGAAGATAAAGAGGACAAAAAAGATACTGATAAAAAAGATGATATTGTTGAACCAAAAGCTACTACAAAAGAAGATGTTGAAAAGTTAATTAACTCAGGTAGTCCAGAAGAACAACAGTCTGAACTTAAACAGTTGATGTCAGAATTTAAACAAAATGCACCTAAATATGAAGGTATGGACAAAAGTTTAGCCTTAGCAAAAGTGTTTTTCTCTATTGCAGCGGGTAAAAGTCCAGATGCAATTACTAATATCGCATCTGGTTTAGAAAAAGGTGCAGACATGTTTATAAAAGATAAAAAAGAAAAAGATGCTTTTACAAGACAAGTTGATTTGGCTGCATTAAAACATGGTTTGGTTGAAAGATCAAAAGACAGAAAACAAAAATATTTTATAGCTTCTGAAAACGTAACTGTTGATGGTAAGAAATATGAAAAAGGTAGTGTTGTAAATTTAACAGAGGGCTTTATTAGAAAGAATGGAATACCATCTGGTTTATCTACAGAAACATTAACTAAAGCAGCAATAGATAAAGCAGCGATTATTCAAAAAGCCTTAAACAAAAGTGCTAAAGATAAAATTATTGGTAATAAGGATTTTATAGCTTTAGGTAAACAAGTGACCGAATCAACAGACACTTTTACAAAATCTAGAAATTTACAGACACTTATACAAGGACAAATATTTCAAGTTGCTAATGGAAACGTTACTGGTTTAGCACCTGCTGCTAATGACATTGTTAATAAAGCAGCTAACTCCGTTGGTATTAGGTTGGATACTAAGTATGAAAGTCTTGAACGATACAACACTGACATGAGAAAAGTCGCTAATAAATTAATTAAAGACCTTCTTGGTGAGGGTTCAAAAAATATTTCAAATGTTGATAGACAATTAGCATCAGAAATTGTTGGACTTTTTACAACAGGCAGTGGTGGAATATTAGGCGGTTATGTATTTAGGGATGATGATGTTTTATTAAGTAGATTACAAGGTGTTCATAAAACTATGCAGAGAACTCAACAAAAATCTTTAGCTCAAATGGAAAATATTTTATTAGCAACACAAGGACAAACTTTTCAAAGTGGTGCACCCGTGCAATTTGCTGAGATAAGAAATTTAGGTATTGTAGGTCCTGGTGCAAGAGCAAGTTCTCAAGGACAAGGACAGAAGACAATAAAACTTAGTGACTTTTTTCAAGGTGGTAAGTTTGATAAAGATAAATTAAATAAACTTTTGGTTGGTTAAAATGGCTTTAATTGAATTACCAAGTGGTGTGACAATAGACACCGAGGGACTTGGAGCAGATGATGTTGAGTCAGTTATCAAGGAGATGCAAACTGCACGACCAGAACTGTTTGAAGCACAACCCGTACAGCCTAGTATAGATTTAGCCACTGCCTCAAAAGAAGAAATATTAGACTATGACAGACAATTAAGACTTGCGGGTGTCGATCCTATTACCATGAAACCTGCTAAAGCGGGTGAACTTAAAGATTTGAAACTACCTGGTGTTGACTATGAAACGGGTGTCGATGGTTTTAGTTTTAGAGCAGGTTTAAATGCAAGAGAAACTGATGAAGAGAAAAAAGCCTTTCTTAATGATAAGATAGGAGAGGGATCTTATCTTCAAGACCCTGGTGGAAGATTTATACTTAATCAAAAAGGTCGTGATGTTTTAGGTTTAGGTGAAGGCCGAGATATTGCTATAGATGAAGAAGGCTTTTCTACATCAGATTTTTCTGATTTCTTGGGACAAGCAGGAGTTCCTTTAGGTGTTGGTTTAAGTGCGGGATTAATTATGTCTGGTTCTGCATTTCTACCCGCTGCATTAGTTGTGGGTGGATCAATGGGACTAGCTAAACTGGCTGAAGAAGCATACGAAACTAATCTTGGTTATCAACGTCAAACACCTACAGAAATACTTAGAGATGCTGCATTTGAAGCGGTTTTAGGTGCAACTGGAGAAGGTATAGGTCGAGCTATATCAAGTATTTTTGGTAGATTAATTAAAGGTCCCGCTTCGGCCGAAGCAGAGGCAGCGAAATCAAGTGGTAGAGAATTATTAGAAAAAGGTTTTCAGCCAACAATCGAAGGTGCTGCTCCTGGTGTAAGACCCGTTCTTAATAGACTACAAGCCATTTATGAAGGTATATTTCCAAACGAAAAAGCCGCAACTAATAACTTAAAAATAGTTATGCAAGAGTTAAGAGGACTTAGAGGCACGAACCAAGAAGCTTTATCAACTATGGAAAACGTCATTAAGAATGATATTGGCACCATGTTTTCAACGATGGATGATACAGTTAAAAATGCTGAAAAGATATTAGATACACAAATTAAGAATGATATTGATGCTATCATACAACCCTTGAGAAATGGTGAACGTTTAAGTGGAGACTTGGTAAAAAGATTATTAACATCTAAAGCAATATTTGATGAACAAGCAGATGCTTTATTTACAAAAGCCTCAAAGACACTAGGTAGAAATAATAAAATTATACCAGTAGCAGAAATAAAACGAGCCATTGACAAGATAGAAGGCACTGGAGTTGCAAACGTAGCTCCATTTAAAAGAGATATTGATCAAGCAATTCAACAAACTATTTCACGTGCAAGTAACATGGGTCAAACGCTTACAAAACAAGAAGCAATAAGATATACATATATCTCTCCCGAAATTGCACAAAAATTAAGAAGAACGTTACTTGATATGAAATATGACGATGCATTTAAAGTGTCTACCGCTGCTGGTAACTTTCAGATGTTAAAAAAATCTGTTGACGATGCTTTTGATCAAGGTGAATTAAATTTAGCTACAATTTTAAACGATTTTAGAGGTAGGGGTGGAAGTCCTTTGAGTCCTTCAGATCAATCAAGATTAAGTCAGAAGCTAGGTAAATCTGGAATGCAGTTCGATATTGGTGAAGAACCTACTAGTGCTATACTAGAAACTTTTAGAGCGGGATTAAATAATTTACAAAGATCTCGACAGTATTACGCAAATGGTATGAAACGATTTGATGATCCTATAGCAGAAAAAATTTATGCAGAATCTAAAAGAGGAACACTTAAATTTGATCCATCTAAGTATCTTGATGACATGGTTAAACCTAATGAGCCACAACGTTTAAGAAGATTATTGAAAGTTATTAGAGGATCACCTGGTATTGAGGGTTTAGAGTTAGGTGAACGCACAATACAAAAAATTAGTATTATTGCTCCTGGTGGAAGGAGATTTAACACAATTAATGAAGCTGAAGAATTTTTAGGAACTATGGCAGAAGATAGTACTAAAAGAAGATTTAGAAAACTTCTTAATCAAAAAAAAGATGAACTTTCTAAGATTAGAGAAGGCCGTAAATTAGGTGTTACAACGGCAGACATTACAAGACAACAGTTTGCTAGAGAATGGTTTAAAAGGGAGTTAAATGATCCAAATAATTATTCTATTCGTAATGGCGTAGAACAAGTAGATGGAATAAAACTAGCTCGTAAGATAGATGAATTAGGAACTACAAAAAATGTTTTGTTTAGCGGAGAAGAGTTAGGACAAATAGGTAAGTTGTCTACTTTATTAAAACAAACTGGAGCACAATTTGATAAACGTGTTTTAGAACAATTTCCCGATGCAACATTAGCTAACGTTATAAAACTTAGAAATTCTGAATTATCTAATTTAAAAGCCTTTGATTCCAATAAGTTTATTCAATCATTACAAAATAATGATGCTGAAGGTATGGTAAGTTATTTATTTTCTAGAGGTAATGTAAATAGAATTAAAGCTTTTCAAAATGGATCATTAAAAGTTGGTGACAGAACAGTCAGAGAACTTGGTGGTTTTGATGATTTCACAGTAGAGACTGTGAAAGATGCAGCCATGGCTAGAATTCTTAAATCTCTTGGTGATGCAGAGTCTCCCGCTTTTAGAGAGGCTTTTGTATCTGGTAGACTAGGATCAAATCTACAAAGCAGTTTAAATGGTTATGGACGTGAGACTATTGAGGCTATGTTTGGCAAACAACAATCGGATGATTTATTTAAATTAGCAGACAATATGGTTGCTGTTTCTAATGCCTCTCTTCAAGGTAAAGGTGGACTTGCTGCTCCAACAATCGCACTAGGATTAGGTTTCTACGGAATGTTAACCGCTCCACTTGCAACAATTCCCGCTGCCGCTTTCTATATGACAATGAGTAAAGCTTTAAGAAACCCTGGTGTTATGAAAGTTTTATTGGCTAGTCGTGAACCAGGTGGTGATGCTTTTGGACAAGCCTTACAGTTTATGCAAACATCTGCTCAACAAGTTCTTGGTCAAATGGGTGTAACTCCTGCATCTTCTGTTGTGCCTGTTAAGTCAGAAGGTCCCTTTAAAATATCTCCAGAGGCAAGACAAGTTAGGGATAGAGCAATAACAAATATTAAAAATATCAATATTCCAAATGTTACGCCTCCTGCATCAACAGGATCAGCAGCAAATATCAGTCCTATAATAGTGCCTAATCAAGCAACAAGAACTGCGGTAGGAAGTCAATGAACATAGAACAACTCAGAGATGAGATAAAAAGAGATGAGGGTTGCGTGTATTCCGTGTATCTTGATCACTTAAATTTACCCACGACAGGGATTGGCCATTTGGTTACAGAGTGGGACGAAGAGTATGGTAAACCCGTTGGGACAAAAGTATCAGAAGATCGTGTTAATGAATTGTTTGCCAAAGACATACAAGTGACAATAGATGAATGTAAGTTGTTGTATAGTGACTTTGACGACATGCCAGAAGAACTACAACATATCTTAGCCAACATGATGTTTAATATGGGTCGGCCTCGTTTAAGTCGTTTTCACAAAATGAAAAAAGCGGTAGATGAAAAGAACTACTCTGAAGCTGCCGCCCAAATGAAAGATTCCCGTTGGTATAATCAGGTAACAAAACGTGCAGAGAGGTTAATAGATCGTATGGAAAACCTATCCACCTAATCAACTTAGGCACAGTTTTTTAGAATACTGCATCACTATTTTATATACACGGCTACGGGATAGATCATACTGCTTACACAAGTCTTTGAGTCTTTCCCCTGCCATACGTCTATAATATATTTCTGCATTACGTTCAGTTTTTTCTTCTGCTTTTTTACCCATTAACCTACCTCGCCCCAATCCTTACCTAACTCTTGATCTACTTTACTTGGTACGTTAAGTTGTAGTCCTTGCTCCATGATTTCTGTAATCTTATCTGCTTGTTTTTGTGACTCAATACTAAAGCAAAGTTCGTCATGAACTGTAAGCAGTGGTACTAAACCCTCGTTGTAACAATCAACCATGGCTTTCTTTGTCTGATCTGCCGCACTACCTTGTATCAATCTATTCAATGCTTTATATGTAAAAGCTCGTCTGATACCTGGACCATATTTCTTTTCGGCCTCTTCTAGTTTGTATGGCTGATTATATCCAAATGTCTTTGGCTCCCACATATCAAACCTACAAGATCTGCCTAATACAGTTCTTACCCTACCCATTTTTTGTGCTCTTGCCATAACTTGATCAGCAAGTTGTTTAACAAAAGGGACTTTGCGATGATATGTATCAAGTAATAGATTTGCATCTTCTAATTTTATATCTAATGTATTAGCTAATTTTTGTTTACCCATGCCATACATAATACCAAGATTGACTGTCTTAGCCTCTTTTCTTGATATACTTGCCATGTCTGCAACCATTTGATGAAAGTCTACATCGTCACTTTGATACTGATCAATCATGTTACTGACCAAGGGATTTTCTTTGTTAACGACTCCACAATAATGAACCAATAACCTTGGCTCTTGACTACTATAATCAAAGCTACCCCACTGTTCTCCATCCTCGGGTATAAATAAACCTCGAATCATTTTCTTAATCTCTGGATCTCTTGCCGGTATCTGCTGAAGATTTGGATTAGACGAACTAAATCTACCCGTTACAGTGCCACCATCATCGTTACGTAGTTGATGCAATTCACAATGTATTCTGCCTTTGTAACTATGTTTAAGTATACTGTCGATAAATGTATTATGTGCTTTATCTAATTCACGAAGTCTCAAGACCTTTGCTGCAATGGGATGTGGACAGTTTTGTAACCAAGCTTTTGTAAAAGATGCTTGTTTACTTACACTCGTTTCTGAGTAATGAATTTTATGATAATCAAATACTTTTGCTACACTTGTTGCTACCCATGGTTCTACATCTATGTTGGTATCATCCTTGATTTCTTTTAGTATTGTCTTTTTCATAGCTAACAATTTATCTTTAGTTTGCTCGGCCTTATCTAAATCAACTCGTACACCTTTACTTCTCATTTCAAACACACAAGGTATAAGGTTTGTTTCTAATTCAAATATACTTGATAGTTCTTCTTTATTTATTATGGGTTCAAAATGATTCCATAATCTTAAAGTCAAAGCCGCATCTTGTTCTGCATAGGTCCCTACAAACTGTGATGGTAATTTCCATAATTCTTTCTTAGGATCTAATCCAAAATCTTTAGCCGCTGACTTTAAAACTTTCTCATCTTTACGTTCGCCCAAGTAATCACGACCTAATGAATTTAAGGCATAACTAAATCTGTTTTCATTAATAAGCGGAGCAGCAATCATCGTATCTATGATCTTGCCCTTTACGTCCACGTTTGCCCACTTTAACCATCCTGCATCATACATAGCATTGTGCATAATCTTGGGTATATGAGGTGTATCCATTTGTTTTCTAAGCCATGAAAATACTTTTTCTTCTGGTATATTCCCACCACCTTGGTGCCGAAAGGGATAATATCCCACGAAATCCCCCGCTGCTATAGCTACTCCCACAATAAACCCATCATTACGTGTCCATCCTGGGCCAAGTTCCAATAAGTTTGGATCACATGTCTCCAAGTCTATAGCTATGTATTTGGAATTAGTGAGGTCTGGAAAAGATTGTGGGACTGTCCACTCCTTTTCTAAAGTATTCATCTCCATACGTTCTATAAAACTAATTGTTTTTTTATCTTTCATTACATACCACACATACCATCACACTCATCTAAGAATGATAGCTGCCCTTTCTCTTCTGCTGTTTGTAGGTCGGCTTGATCTAAGGGCACTAATGATCTGTGAACAAATTGCTCTCTTTGTTTATCTGTACCTGTAGTTCTTATTTTTTTATCCACGGCCACCGCATCTTCCCAACCTTGTGGATCGTTATCTCTTAGGTGTCGCCATTCATTATTGTTTTTGTACGGACAGAATGTACAAGCAGATCGTGGTAAGTACTTCTCGGGATAGTGTTTAGAAAACCAATTCTGACAATCATATCGTTTCATGCCAAGTTCTAATAGTGGCCATCTATTATACAACCATTTATCTCTAGATTCTTTAACACGTTGTAGTTCATCTTGACTGATACCAATCCATTGCTCAAGTATAACACCTTGTTTTACTTTGTGGTTTTTCTTAACACCAAGTAGTTCTCTAAACTTTTTCTGTATGGGTTCGATCTTAAACTGTGTAGTGCATTGTCTACGTCCAAAACCATCTTTGACATGGAAGGGGACAACACAATAATTTTTGTTTGTGCCTCTGATGTTAATGCCTTCAGTAATACTTTTACGTAAATCACCCGCAGTCGTTTGATATATTGGATAAGATAGTTGTGTAGATAGCCACTCAAGATGTGTATAAACCTCCTCGGGTTCTGATTGTGTGTCAGCAAATACTGCACAATCTGGCTTGGGTGTAATCTCACCTCGTTCAGCCATCAAAGCCATAACGGATGATTGTACACCTGCACCTAAACTTATAACCCTCATTGTTGGATTAGGATGTGGTTTAAATAAACTACTTATCATCTTTTTCTATTGTCTCTCCAAGTAATGCCGCATATCCTGGTATATCTATCATACTGTCTAAATGTTTGGGAGAATTGATTAATCTTGCAACCTTGACCAATATTAAACACAAGTAAACTTGCCACACTAGTACTTTAAACCCAAACACCACAGACCACAAGTCTGCTATCCTTTGGTGGTTTTCGTGTGCATCCCCGTAATCTTTAGAACGTTTACCATTTATTAACTTCATGGCATTCTTTAAAATATCATCTCTTTTCATCTTTACCTCCGTAATCCCATCCTTTAAATCTATAACCTTGATCGTGTAGACAATTTATACAAGCCATGCTAATACCTTTTCTTCCATCTAAATTGTTAACAGGCATTATAAAATCTTTTTGTCTTCCTAACTTTGAACACTTCTTACAATAGAACATTATGTATGGTGGTTTTTTTTCTTCACTCATATCATATACCTAAACTTTCCGAATGATTCTATTATGTGTAAATTATGTTTTGCTCTTGTTATACCCGTATAAAAAACCCTATGCTCATCATCTTGATTAGGTGCACTAACCGCAGGCCAACACGACTCCGATGATAGTATTACATTGTCATCCTCTCCGCCTTTCATCTGATGTATTGTCGATAGTTTAATACGTGGGTTTTGTAAGTCTTCTCCTCGTCTTAATATTGCTGCCATATAGTCTTGATCGTCCTTAGACATGTTGACTACGTTCACAGACTTCATATCCTTGGGTGCAACCATACCATGATTAGTAACAAGTTCATCATATGTCATTGTGCTTTGCGGATCTAAATACTCTAAGGACTTTGCCGATCCTCTTTTGACAACTTGATTTTTACCTTGCTTTGGTACGAAGTCATAGAGTTGTTTGATAGAATCTAAAGCTATCGCCTTATCTTTTTGTAAGTCTTCCCATATTTTCATATACTGAATAAACTCACCATCAAGTGATGTTCTACCAAACCTCTCGTATAGATATCCATTGTCACGTAGATTGGTTTCTATCTTACTGACTATCTTGTTTGTCCGTGCCATGATTGTCCATGACCCCTCGTCTATATCTACATCATACCAATTCATATGATAATCTACTGATCCTTCACGTGTTGTCGGATTCCAATCTTTGTGTTGTCTTACATCAATTCTATTTACAATCTTATTTGCTAGTTTATGAACAGATGTTGGCACCCTAAAACTCTGATCTAATATCCTAATATTCTCACAAGAATTCATAAAATTTGTCACATCTACACCATTCCATGCATGTATTGCCTGGTCATCATCCCCCGCATACCATATTCGTTCAGCCGATTGTTTAAGGACCTCGATCATTGACCATTGAAGCTTAGTTAAATCTTGTGCTTCATCGACAATCAATACATCTAGTTTTGGAGCAGTGCCTTGGTTTACAAAATCAGAGATCATATCAGTAAAGTCTCGCTTGTCATACTCACGTTTATAGTCTTTATAAACTTGATCAACCTTATTTAAAAAAGAATAGTTAAGCTGATAATCTCCATTGTCATTATATTCTTCTTCAAGACTTACTTCCCTCATGGTAGCTCGTCCTATTAGTTCTAGATATTGATTGCCTTTATTAAAGGATTGCAGAAGCACACCATCACTGTTGGACTTGGCCGTATAACCATCAAAGATAACTCCAAGTTCTTTTCCTAAGTCATTGAAATCATTACGAGTCATCATGTTAGAATCATTTAGGCCAAGCCAGTTATAGCCTGTTGAATGAAGGGTCTTGAACCATGGAACATCTTTGAGTGATAGTTTAGTTTGTGCCGATATACGATCTTTAGCCTCTTCTATAGATTTCTTAGAAAAAGATACAAATCCTATCCTATCGGGCGGTGTGCCTCTGCCTAGTTCTTCCTTAACTATATCAATCAAAGTATATGTCTTACCACATCCTGGTGGTCCGAATATTAGTTCCTCACCCATCAGTCTTTTCTCTTGGTCTGTTATCTAGCCACTCTTGAATTTCACTCTCTATCCATCTAGATGTTCCATTCTTCTCGGGCAAACCAAGTATTTTAGGTTTAGGAAATATTCCTCTTTGAACCCATAGGTACAACGTAGACTTAGATATTTTAAGCCATGCACATACTTCGGGTCCCGTAAGGAATGTAGTACTCCTTTCCGTTTGTGTTTCTTTAAAATGGGATTTCGTCATCATATGTCTCCTTTTTTACAGATAAATCCACTTCAGTAGTTTCAAATTTAGGAACCCACCACACCCTTAAATTAACCCAATTTCCACCATCCATTTTTATTTTTTTAAAACCATTACATTTAGAATCATGATTCAAATCTTTTAATCTTTGTTGGATCTGTGGTCTATTAAAGGTAGTAAATCCCCTTTGTTTCAAAAACTCCTGCAACCCTTTCATGGTAAAGTATGTTAAGTCTTCTTCTGTCCATGGTTTACCCATGGTCATTTCCTCGGGAGACTTTGCCCGAATTCGGCTAGTGCAGTAGGTTTCTACGAGTTCTTTAAATTGACCCGTTAAGGTCAACTCTTCAGAAGCTTCGATTGACGTTGCAGAAGACAACAAGTTATTTACCAAAACTTGCCAATCCCCTGGTTTAAACAACGGAGGCATGAAATCAATCTGTTCGATACATGCACGTTGAAACTGTATAGGCATTTGTAATTGTTCTGTGGATAACTCTAATCTCTTACCATCCACATCTAAAAAGAATAATCTTGGCTCTGACTTCAAGATTGTTAGTCCGCTAATCTCGGGCAACGTATCATGATTGCCTATTCCATACTTAGCTTGTTTACATGCCTTCTTATCACAATGACTTTGCATAGGCTCATCCCTACACAAATATTCATAATCTTTTTTCTCATGTTGTTGTTGAATTGTTACTATCTCAGATGCGGGTAGTGGTGGTGAGCAATATCTTTGATTCCATGTTTCAAGCATTTGTTTCCAACTTTCTGGAAACTTTTTGATTGCATACTTACCCGCATGAAACATAACCTTGTTCCTTTGACCCTCGGGTATACCAAGATTAAAGAATATACGTAAACACCATGGTGCATCATCAAATTCTTTTTTGTTATTACCTAAATTTAATTTTGCCAGATCATCCAGAGTTACAGTTTTTTTCTCAACAAAATCTAAAAATGACTCAAGCTTTAACTCCTTGCCCTTTTCATCGACTGCATATCTTAAAGTATTCTCCGTATCAAAGTATGGTAGGTTTATAAAGTTGCCCACATCACCACGATCCACGAGTATTTGATCTTGCTTTGGAAATATCTCACAACTTGAATGGCCAAGTGCTGCTGCCATCTCACCTAAATAGTCTCTAACATCGACTGCCGGATAGTGTTCTTTTAAGAATAAAAATAAATGTGCTCCACCCGATTTACTTCTGCATACAACAAAAGGCAGTTTCATAGTCTTACATCTCTTTGCTATTTCTGCATGATCGATTGGATATGTGTCTATATCTAACACACCAAACTTGCATGTGTTATTATGTGTAATAGGAATTGAGCCTACACCTCTTGTTCCACTAAGATGCTCTTGTACTAAATCAATAGTCAAAGGCTCCTTAACGATGAAACTACGTGCATCGGTCTTACCATTTTTCCTAACATTACCAATAGTGGTTTGTCCATGTGCGGTGCTTGATCCCTCAAACACCGCCATGAATCTTTGATTTAGGTCCATTAAAATGGGATTTCGTCATCTACTTTTGCTGACGCAGAAGGCTGATCAACGATATCTTCGGCTCTTGCTTTAGCCTCACCCTTCATAACGGATTCCCTAAACTTCTTGGCCTCATCAAACAAGGCTCTGTCTTGGACAAAACCGACACGTTCAAAATTCCAATTGAAGAATGTACCTTGATCATTACTTTCCTCGACTGATTTGAACTTCCACATGTTTGCATAAACTGCGGGAACACGTAACTGTCCGCTCTTGTCTTTGACCTTTTGCATTGCAATTTGAGTCTTCCATCTTCGACTAACTTTAAGCTGAGATACTTTCATATCCATAATAGCTAGTGTTGGGATGTCACCATCAAGTATGATGCAATAGTGCTGATCCGATTTAACAAGTTCGTTACCATTTGGGAGCATCTCCTTATTGCCCTCACGTTTGGCTTGTTTGATGATTGGATCAGTAGGAGCTATCTCACCTACAAAACCACCACCCGAATCACGTGGCACAAATTGCAAATACTTAGTCTCCTGGTAACAAGGTATTACTGTTATACCTTCTTCACCATCCCAATACTGATTTGTTACAGTATTGAACATGTCTCCTTGAGTACACCCATTGATAAACTTTGGGTCAGTTTTCTTTAACTGTGGGGACATGGCTTGTATGAGACGTAAAAATGGAATTTGTAATTCCGATGTATCATAGTCAATGCCTTCACCAGCGGTCTCAAAAATTTGATCTTCTATTGCAGAGGGAAGATTGTCCTCTTTTTTTGCTACTGCTTTGCTCATTATTAACTCCTTTTAATATCGGCAGTTCTTGCTACAAAGGCACCAAACATATCTAAATCGATTGGTAACCCCTTCTCTACACGTTCCCTAATGAATGCTTTAAGTGTCATTGAGTGAATGTGTGTCTTCTTTTCGGGATGCATACCACGTTGTTCGAGTTCATACATAATGTCACCCGCCATGTTATCCTCTCCCTTTCCAAATGACATGATGACATCATTCTTTATAATATCATCAAGGCCATTATCTCTTAACCACTGATAAGCCTCTTCTCGTCTTGTCTGTGGTATACTTGCATTAATCAAAGGTTTTAATGTAACACTTAAATTTTCTACATCTAATCGTTGGACACCCATCTCATCCATCATGGATGGTATTTGCTCCGTAGACATTTTATGCTTTTGAAGTTTAAGTGCTTTAAGTTCTTCTTCCTTTTCATTAATATTGAGTGTAATCTGATTCAAGTCTTTAACAAGAGAAGAAAGATTTTTCATGTCCCCTTCTTGCACCTTGTCTAGAGTTGTATCATCAAACATCTCTTCAAAAATTTCTTCAGTCATATAAGTATCTCCTCTTCAGGTTTGGGTTGAAATTATTTTATTAATGTATATATTGGATAATATAGGAGGATTTACATGAATGTCAACCACATAATGAAAACAAAACCATATAATCATCAAATAGATGCATTGGACAAAGCAAAAGACATGGGACTCTTTGGGTTTTTTATGGAAATGGGTACGGGTAAGTCTAAGGTATTAATTGATAACATTGCCTATTTACGTCACAACAAAAAGATAAATTTTGCTTTGATATTGGCTCCTAAGGGTGTGTATCGCAATTGGGTGCAGAAAGAAATACCTACACATTTATCTGATGACATAGAATATAAGTTATTATTCTGGCAATCCAATACAAATAAAATGTATGAAAATAAATTAAATGATTTTTTTAAAACATCTACAACTGCTCTTAGAATATTTGTTATGAATGTTGAGGCATTTTCTAGTGCACGAGGAATCAAGGCGGGTAATTGGATGGCTAAGAAGTTCGGGAGTCGGGGTCTTATTGCCATAGATGAATCAACAACTATTAAGAATCACAAAGCTAAACGAACTAAATCCTTGATAAAGATAGGTCGGGAGTTTGCTTATAAACGTTTACTTACGGGATCGCCCGTAACCAAATCGCCTTTGGATCTATGGTCTCAGTTCGAGTTCCTTGACCCAGGGATCTTGAACTTCAAAAGTTATTATTCTTTTCTTAATCGTCATGCTAACATTTTAAAAAGGAGTCTTGGATCACATACCTTTCAACAAATTGTTGGCTACAAAAGATTAAATGAACTGCTTGGTAAGATTGATCCAAATATATTTAGAGTGTTAAAAGTGAATTGTCTTGATTTGCCCGATAAAATTTACACAACACGTTTCATTGAACTAACCGATGAACAAAAGAAGATGTATGACAAGATACAAAGAGAGGCTATTTTGTTACTTGACGTTGCTGCAACTGTTACTGCACCCATGATCATTACTCAAATGTTACGACTGCAACAAATATTATCGGGACATTTAAAGACAGATGAAGGAACCATAATTGATTTTAAAACCAATAGGTTAACAGAACTACTTAATATATGTGATGAAGTATCGGGTAAGATCCTAATATATTCTAGATTTAGATATGATATCCTTACGATAAAGAATAAACTTGAATCTTTATATGGCAAAGATTCTGTTGGGACATACTTTGGAGATACAACTCAAGAAGAAAGAGTTCGGGTTATTGAGGCTTTTGAAGATAAAGATAATCCTATGAGATTCTTTGTCGGGAATCCATCGACTGCGGGTTATGGTATAACTTTGAATCAAGCGAATACAGTTGTATATTATGCAAACGATTTTAATTTAGAAACAAGAATGCAATCAGAAGATAGATGTCATCGTATTGGCCAGACCAACAAAGTGACATACATAGATTTAATTGCAGAGAATACAATCGATGAAAAGATTGTGAAAGCTCTTAGAGATAAGATAGATATTGGTGCTAAAGTATTAGGAGAGGAGGCAAGACAATGGCTGAAGATAGACCCAAAGCAGAAAACAATGTTATAGATTTTAACCAGGCTAAACAAAAACTCAAAAACGTTAAATCATCTACAACTGTTCTTGAAGATTTAATAGAAGATGATCAAGAAGAATATTACTTTGAATTTACATTTGACAACGATGATTAAATCAATATAATCAATTTTGTTTAGGACATCATATAATAATATGTTGAAATGAAATTGAGGTGGTTTTGTATCACCTCTTTTTTTTGGCTTGATTTAAGAGCCATAGAGAGGGGGTAAATATACCCCCATGTATGATTGTACCTAGAAATTATGACTTTTTGACTCGAATACAATCATCTAAAATTATCTTTTGATTCTTTGGTAAATTGTAAATTCTATAATTAATCAATCTTAATTCACATTGCTGCCGAGATTCAAACTCCCACTTAAACATGTGTGTTAAACATTCTTGTTTAGGTTTACCATCAACAAGCCAAACTGTACATATTAATGCCATTGCTTTAAACATGCCACCAACTCCTCGAACCTTTGCCCTTGATTGGTTGTGTTTGTTTTAACTTTTTTAAATCCTCTTCAAATTCTTTTATTGATTCGTCAAGGTCCATAACCATATCAAGTCCTAACATAACTCCTTTATATTCTGCCTCAGATATTTTGTCTCTTGGTGGTTCTACAATTTTTGTGTGTTGTTCATATAAACATCTTAAATGTTCAATTCTCTTTTGTGTAAATGTCATTCATTGCCTCCTTTATTGATAATCCTATTTGCATTGCTATTTGTGGTACTATTGCATTACCTAATCCTTTAAGTCTGTCCACCCTTGAGGGTATCCCATAAGCCACTCGACCCACATTGGGTTCAACGTCCCACCAACTTCTTGCTCGTTCTTCCGCTGATCCGTCTGTACTGCGGTTATCAGATTGACCATGTGATTCTTCTCTTGCAAGTTCTTCTCGGATCGAGGTCCTCGATTCCCGTCCCAAGCATTTGGTGTTGGCCACATTCTTGTCTCCGCTATCTTTTGTCCCAATGTCGGTGATCTCGTCCCGTTCTGAACTGATGGAGGAACCACATTTATCGAATCCTTGTAATCCCTCGCCCTCGGAGTCGGCCATAATGCCATTGTCTTTTCGTCCACTTGTTCTCGAAGATTGCTCGGTTTTGTTCTGCCCTTGCGATGACCCTCTCGAATCTTTTTTGTCCCCTCCTCCGATCTTGGAGGTAAGTGATCCATCGTGTTCGGTGTTGCCCACAATCCAGAGTCGATCACGCTTGTGGGGTGCATTAATGCCACAAGCCGGAACAATAAACGTTTGTGTGGCGTAGCCTTCCAATGCCATTTCGTGTAACACTTGGTCGAGACCCATGGTAACGTGACCATAAACGTTTTCGAAAACACACCAAGTCGGGCGTTTCCTTTTAACAATCTCATACACGTAAGGCCAGATGTTTCTCTCATCTTCCTCGCCTCTTCGTTGTCCCGCAACGCTGAATGGCTGACATGGGTATCCAGATGTAAGGATGTCATGGTCGGGAATAGTTCGGGTTGATTCGGGTCGGGCATTAACTAACTCCTTTACGTCATTAAAGATCGGGATGTTCGGGAAATTCTTCGCCAGGACTCTCTGACAATACGGGTCTATCTCACAAAAAGCAACGGGATTTGAGAGTGCTGCCCAACGAAAACCGAGGGAAAATCCCCCGATCCCCGAACAGACATCAAAGTGCCTAAGCACTATACTCCCCTTTGAATCTTAGACCATGCAATATTTAATCGGTCATAATTAAATGGAACGTTGCGACTCTTCATCATTAGCATTGCTTTTTCCATTGTTACAATTGCCTCATGAAATGTCATCTGCTCATCTAACTTTGTGAGTTTGTAAACTCGATCCATGACCCTTGGATCATGACCACCCACATGCCACTCAATTGGATCAGTCCAAACACTACTCTTTTCATAGTTAACTTTCCAATCGTAAATGGTTGCAAGTAATCCATCCTCAAATTCAATTAGCCATTGATATCGGGTGTCCTTGTTCTCAGTTTCATCAGACCAAGGTAAATATTCATTCTTGATCGGTGTGCCAAATAACTCTGTTAGTTGAGTAAATGATAATCCTTTAAATGATCCGAAAAAATGTGTGCCGACCATTTTGTTTAATACAATATCCCGACTTAAAGATTGTTGGAGTGGGACATAATTAAACGATTGTAATTCTATAATTTGATTCATTTATACCTCCATTGTCATTATAAAAAATTGATCCATTGCCATTGCAAGTTTTACAGTTCAATAAGTTATGTTGTGTGGGAGTATAACCATGACCCCCACACTCATAACATCGAACTTCGATGTAAGGCTCTTTTCCACTAGGGATCACGAACCTTGCATCTTCAGTTTCAAATATTACTTTCATGATAACTTACCACGATGCTTGATAATAGACATATCTAGGATGCATAAATAAATTACACTCCTTGATCATCTTCTCGCCCTCTTGCAAAAAAGTCTTTGCTCTTTCAAAAGTTGAAATGGCATTAGCCTTTTCTTCTTTTCCGTAATATCCAAACTCCGTGGAATTACCGAAGAAAAAACCCGAATGATCTTTGACTAATTTATCTTCACGAATTGCCATGATAATCTTATCTAAATCATCTTCAGATAATTCTATCTTCTGACATTCATCAATACCCTTAGCAAAAGTATTAACAATATAACCATGCAAATCTGCATGTTTTCTCCAATAACCAAGATCAACGTTCATTGATTCGATATCATATTTATCGTCTAATTTTGGTCTCGGGACATCATCCTTATAAGCAGTATTATAATGATGACCTATTAAGTTCATATCTAAACCCATAATTTACCTCCATTGGTTAGGTTAGTTAGTTTGTCATATGTAGTATTATATAATATGTAAATGGAAAAGTACAACACTAAAATAAAAAAAGAGCCAGAAAATTAATTCTAGCTCTTTTCCTAACCAAAACTGCATAAGTGTATTTGACAATTACATGGAGGTTATGCAGATGGTATCTTTTTATCTTCTTCAAGATTGTTGGTCAAGTCCGTGTCTGTAAATAGTAGGTTTGATTTTCTTCCTCATCCCCCACATAAATTTCTTTAAAATTTAAAGACAGTCCAAAATCATATCCTTGTTTATAGTAGGCAGATGATTTTCTTATATCATCCATCTGCCCATGTATTAAAGCATCGTAAACTCCATCCTTAAAGTAAGCTAAATAACCTTGTCTTCTTTTTTCACTAGGATGCATTATCTTTTCTCCATTCCTCTTCCGATTCAAATATAAAACCATCGCCAATGGTGGCATAATCAAACCACCCATGACCCTCACTAACTCCATCTAAAAAAGCATTTAGTTCGTTTTCAGTTTTAAATCGATAAGTTCTTAATGGATTATCATTTTGATAATTTCTTTCGCCCCATGCTATTGTTACTGAATGTTTCAACATAATTCTGCATCGAAGTGGCATTGACCTCGCTCCTTGATACAATCATGAATTTTATTTCCAAGGTCTAATCTTGCATACCATTCAAGATAAAACATGACACCCTTTTCAGTATAACTTTTTTTGGTTTTCTTATTTAAAAAGTCGGCTAACATTTGTTCGTTGTATCCTTTTTCTCCATCGGTATTAAAGAAATCATCTAAATGTTTTTTATAATCGCCTAAACAATTTTCACAGTTCTTAATACCCTCTTTGACTTTTGGTAAATCTCCATCGTCAAAATAATATTCTAGCGTCTCGGGTCTTTGTCCCTCGACACCAAAATAATCGGCATCGTCACTCGATTGAACTGCAAACCAAAATTTGCCCTCAATGTCTCCATTGTAATATCTACCCATTTTTTTCTTCCTCTCTACATTCATAACAAATTTCTCGACCATCATAAGGTGGTTCGTCTAAATGGAATTTTTTATCGCAATCCCAACATTCATACTCGCCCATTTCTATTCTCCTCAGCATAATTAGATTGATGTTCATTCCATGCATCAAATAATTCGGAATAAATTTCTTGATCACTCATCGGTCGCATTAAATGAAAATGCTCAGTCATTTTAGATACGAACTCAATTCGCCTTTCACATTGAAAGATGGTCGATAATGCTATGTCCCAAAATCTTTCTTCTTGATCCATGATCATTTGTTTTACTTTACCCATCATTATCCTCCAATAAAAATTCATGCTTGAGTTTCCAAAAACTAGTTTCTAAATTTCTTATGTCTGATAAATAAAGATCATCTATTTCTTTGATGTTTTGTAAAACCTCGCCAATAATTTTATGTGTGTTTTGAATTGTTATTAACTGATCTTGTGTAAGAGAATTCATCGCTCTCATTTTTTTTTGCATAGCAATAGATGCTTTTTTCAAAGCAATTTCTTTATCTTTTTTAGACATTATTTGACTCCCATGTTTGTTTAATATCTTGTTTAAAATTTTGTTGAGTATATGACCCATTGGCTAACTCAGTTAATATTTCTATCATCTCAGTTTGTGCCATATCCGATCCTAGCCAAAACTTAACTTGCTCCATGGTTAATTGTTCAGACATTTTTTTCTCCTAATATTTCATTACCTTTACATAAAAAATTAACGCAACATTCTCCAAAAAGTTTATGTGCTTTGATCTCGTTCATTTCTCCCTCATCATAGAGTTCGAAAATTTCGTTAACTCTTCCATAAAGATCGTCAATGCTCATAACCATTTTAGTTCTTTGTGATTTTGAAATTGTCTTAGACATCTTTTGACTCCCTCAATAAATGTTGTGCATAAAAAGTTCTGATGTCATTAATCTTATTATAAAGACTAAAAACATATTCATACTCTTTTGTATTTCGATTAACTTTGGAAACTCGGCCATCTAACCAAGTTTCCATATCGCCAAGTTTCATGTCCTCTGCTTTTTGAGAACATTTTAATAATAAATCTTCAGACATAATAAATTTTACCCCCTATTAATTTCTCACATAAAACTTTCATCTGTTTATATGTAATGTCATCATTGCAAGTAAATCCATGCTCCTCGGAAAAATATTCGTTAAATGATCGCTTGTCATTTACAAGATGCTCATTCCATAATTCCATGATCTTTGTCTCATCGGGTTTACTCTTCTCATATTCATGATCCTCGGCACGATTCCAAACTCGACTAAATCGTTTAAGCCATTTTATTTGATTGTTGGAAATCTTTTTTCTGCCACAACGACCATCGAATATTAAATCATCGGCACTAGGTAATGGAGAGATGCCATGAGCATCCCCCCACTTGTTATAAATCTCAACTAATTGATCTATCCTACTCATCATGCATACTCCTTATATAATTTAAGAGCATCTTCAAAAGGCATGAAGTTCAAACACTTTGCTTTTGGATGTCTATTTCTTAAAACTGATTTAAACTCATCTTCGTCATACCCTCTAGGCTTTTTGTAGGCAAAAAGTTCCTTATCTTCTTGGCATAAAAACTTAGTAGTTAAATCTTTTTTAAGAGTTTTACTATCAAGCCAATCATATAATTTGTCATGACAAAAAGACTCAAGATCATAATCATAGTAATGTGTTTCTCCACCACTTTGAAATGATCCCTTTGGAAAATTGTCCTTGATCCATGAATTAACTTTATCAACTTCTTTCCAAGAATAATCTCCATAACTATTTTGACGATCACTACCACCATGACCATCATTGCCCACATCAATCATTTTCTTACCATCAACATAAACAATTGCATTATAACAAGGTGTCTCTTGTGATCCTTGTTTGTAGTAAGTTATATTTTTAAGTTCTAATTTCATTTTACACATCTCCCTTTGCATATATTTTTTCTGCATCTTGATAGTTTTCCATTTTTTCAATTGATAAAACATCTTTGTATCCTTTTTTCTCTAGGATTTTTTTCATGGAAAGAGCCTCGTTATAAGTCTCATAATATCCATAAACTCCGTAACAAAATAAAACGTACATTATTTACCTCCATAGTTTTTTACAAAATTTAGAATTTCATTCCAATCATTACTGTTAAAAAGGTCGTTACCCTCTCCATATTCTTCTGCAATAATGATTGCATATTTATTTTCAAATCCCTCAAGTTTCTTTGTCTCTTCATCCATTACAAAAATTTGTAATCCATTAGGACTTGCGAAACTCGGACAAACATCATTTTTATAAGAACAAGTATCCCATTCATGAGGAATGGAAACATCAATCTTAATGCTTGGATGTGTGACCTTTGGATCAGTATAATAGTTTTCTGAAAAGTCTTTGTTTTTTAAAGTCATAATTTTCTCCATGTAATTAACTTTAATTAACCCTACCATAATACTACATAGGACACAAGCCTTAATGTTGTGTCACACTTATAACAGTATTTTGAAAGAAATTACTTTTATAAAAAAAGTTTCAAATATAGTGTGACAAGTGTGACAAGTGTGACTAACCACATTGTAACCTATGTATAGAGTCAAAAAACCATGTCACACTTCTCTTCAAATTTGTCACACTTGTCACACTTCAATCTGACGCATTGACGTTTTTTCTTTTTTTGTTTTACTTATCTTTAGA